TGGGCATCTGAATATGGTATAGAAAACCTCCCTAACATCGAAGAAATTGCAGAGGTAATGAAACGTACTGGTGAGTACGCAAAATCCAATGGCGTTCGTTTAGGGTGTCACCCTGGCCCGTTTAACGTACTTTGTTCACCTAATGAGAAAGTAGTTCAGAACACTATTATCGACCTAGAAAATCACGGTAAGGTACTTGATTTATTAGGACTCTATAACTCACCATACAACAAGATAAACATTCATTGTAACGGAACATACGGTGATAAAATTGCAAGTATGCAGAGATTTTGTGACAACTATGACAAATTGTCACACTCTGTCAAATCTCGTCTTACGGTTGAAAACGATGATAAAGCAAGTATGTATAGTGTAAAAGACTTGATGTATATCCATGAACGTATCGGTATTCCAATTGTGTTTGATTACCACCATCATACATTCAACACAGGTGATTTAACTGAACAAGAAGCTCTTGAACTTGCTATGTCAACTTGGCGTGATAGTATCATCCCCGTAGTTCATTACTCGTCATCCAAACCAAAGGAATCTGGTAATCCAAAGGATAAGCCACAAGCTCATGCAGACTACATTTTGGAAGAAATAAATACTTATGGATATGACGTAGATGTTATGTTGGAATGTAAAGCAAAAGAACTGGCACTACTCGAATATCGTAAAACAATGGGAAATGCTAATGTTATCTAAACTATTCAACCTTAAAAACCTTATTTGGTTTTGTGCGATTGGATTAGCTACATTTTCAGGTTATTATTCTGTATTCGGTATATCCAAATTATTTTCAGGTGGTTCTTGGTCTGTTGTTGGTATGGCAGCAATGTTAGAACTTTCCAAACTTGTTGTTGTAACATTCCTACACGACCACTTTAAAACACTCCGTCTTCTTTTCAAAGCCTATCTTCTTTCTGCCGCCGTAGTCCTTATGGCAATTACTTCTATTGGTGTTTATGGGTATCTAACGAACTCATATCAGGAAACCGCAAAGGTAATCTATAAAGCACAAAACGAAATGGTTTTACTTGACCAAAAGAAGAAATTATTTGGTGAACAAAAAGCACAAGTTGATAAAGCAATAGAAGATAAAAATAATCGTCTAAAATCACTCGACCAAATTCGTGTATCACAACAAAATGCTTACACACAACAACTAACACAGAAACGTGGTACAAATGGTCTATCAAAAAATATAACATCTATTGATAAGTCATCGGAAAATCTAAACAACGATATTTCTACCTTGACTCAAAAATCGTTTGCACTTTCAGATTCTATTGCAAAGATAGACCAAACAAAACTTACAGTAACAAATGAATCATTCTCATCAGAATTAGGTCCACTTCTTTACTTGAGTAGAATAACCGGCATACCGATGGATAATGTGGTTAATTGGTTTATTCTTATTCTTGTTATTGTATTTGACCCACTCGCGGTTAGTTTGGTTATCGCAGCGAATCATTTGAGTTCAAAAGAAAAACAAAATGAATCATTGGATGACTTGAGTGAAATTGGACAAGAGATTGGAATCGGGTATGAAGAACCTGTCCAAAGTTTCCCATCCGCTATAAATGATCAAATAACTGACTCTGTAACACAATCGGTAGATAATCCACCTTTAGATAGGGTGGTAATAAAATCAAAGAGAACAAAGAAAAATAAAAAGTTGGAAAACAACGAAGAAGTTAGTATATTGAGCGAAGATGAAAATACAAATAACATTGATGAATTCTACGATGAAACAAAACCAAATGTGGTTATAGAAAATCCGTGGAAACCAACACGACCATTTATTAGATGATAATATGAAGTATATTACTTGTGAAAATAGAACATCAGAGAGTAAATATTTTAAAGGGAAGTTTTGTTATGAAAAAGTTCTTGTTGACGATAACATAACAAAAGTTCTTTGTTGGAAGTGTACGGCAAATTCATTGCCAATGCCTGAAAATAAAAAGTCAAGTGGTTATCCGAGAGGATGGAAGTTTATGAATGAATTTGTTGATTCCGAAGGAAATGTGTATCATAAAGGTGAGATTCAAGAGAATTTATTTGGTACACTACCACCTACCGAAATTAAAAAATCGGATAAACCTAAAAAGAAAAAACAGTCGATTGATGATAAGATTGTTATAGAATTCTCGAAACTATCAAAGAATAAATCTAAAAAAAAGAAAGGATGAGAGCTATGAATAATATGTATGATGACGAATTAGAACAAAAAAGAACAGTTATCAAAGATTCTCAGTCTTCTGATGAATTGCCACTTAAATGGAAAGAAGCACTTACTCAAATAGATTATGGATTTGACTATGAAACTTCAAGTGTATTGATATTTGGCGATATTATGGACGGTACTTTATATGACCTTATATTAAGAATACGAGGCATATTACATATGCGTCCAGAAGAGAAAAAGAATGATCCTATAAACATTATTTTGAATTCTGACGGTGGGGATGTTTATGAGGCATTAGGTATTATTGACTTCATACAAAGTTTGAATGTTAAAGTTAATACGATTTGCCGAGGAAGAGCAATGTCTGCTGCAGCACTTATCTTATGTTCAGGAACAGGAATTCGTGCAGCTTCAAAGAATAGTACAATCATGTTCCATGAAATGTCTTCGGGTATTTATGGTAAGTCTTCGGATATGAAGGCTAACGTACAACACATGGAGAAGTTAGAAGAAATCCTTGTTACGATTATGAGTGATAATTCAAATAAGGATAAGAAATTTTGGAGAGATATAACCATAAAAGATTATTATATTTCACCACAAGAAGCGTTGGAATTAGGTGTAATTGATTCAATTATAGAACCTAACAACATTCGAAAAACATCGGATGCCGCTAGTCTAGATAACAAAACAAGCTTGGGGAGAGGATAAATATGGTAATAATAGTGTTGTTATTGTTAGCGGCATCTGTTTTTGTAAATTATAATCTTTATAACAAGTATAGTAAACTCGAAGAAATATCAAAACAAAATGAAGAGTTTATACTTGCAATGAGAAATAGAGTTTTAAGTCAAACTTCTTACTTAAAACAATTAGATAGAAGAGGTGCGTTTGAATCGGACGATGAGGTAGGTATATTCTTCAAAGAATTAAAAAAGATAATTAACGATATTGCAAGCTACCTTGATATAGAACAAGGTGAGACTGAAAATAATTCATCTCCGTCGGTGCTTGGTTACATGACAACTTTAAGAGATGAGGAGTGAGGTAGAGTATGGCAACACGTAAAAAACAAAATGTCTATTTCACAAAGGACACCGAAAATGCTATTATAGAGTATAATAACTGTGAAGATTCTGTAACAAGAAATATAATTTACACGAAGAAAATTCACCCTGCTTTTTATAAATTAGCAGAGATAATGATTCACCGTTTTAAGTTTTATAACTTTGATGTTTCTCACGAAGATGTAAAACATGAGGTGGTAACATTCTTACACGAAAAACTTTGTAAGTATAAGGAAGAAAATGGAAAAGCATTTTCTTATTTCTCCATAGTTGCTAAGAATTATCTAATTGCTGAAAATAATAAAAACTACTATCAGTTTAAAGCAAAACATGATATAGAAATGATTGACACAGAACGCAATGTGGTGAACGAACAAGTTCGTAGTGAATTAATAGACGAACAAAGTGATTTCATAAATATGTTCGTGGAAGTCATGGAAAAATATCTTGCTTTAATTTTCTCCAAACAACGGGATATACAAATAGCAGATTCAGTTCTTTATTTGTTTAAAACCCGTGAGAATATAGAAAACTATAACAAAAAGGCAATATACATACTGATAAGAGAGAGAACGGGTGTAAAATCACAATACATCACAAACGTAATAACAAAGATAAAAATCATCTACATGAAACTGTATAAAGAATATACAGATGGCACTAATATAGCAAAACTATCTTGGTATGATATTAGAGATATTATTGAGGATTAATATAATTATAGTATATGAACTTTGATGCAGAAATATTTGGAAGTAAAAAATTCTCGGATTTATTAAAGGATATTTACGAGAATCAAAAGAAGAAAGATAGACAAATCAATCTTCTTATTGCTGATTTAAAACCACTTATTACAAACATAAGTGACGCTGCTCTTCTTGTACCTGTTATCAAAGATTATATGGAAGTTGCCGTTAAGAACGATGAACATCTTGTAAAAATGGCAGCAGTTGTTCAAAGAATGGTCTCTAATAAGAATGAAGAAGGTAATTCATTCTTAACAGACGAAGAAAAAGATAATCTTCTTAAAGAAATAAAATCTATAAGTGAGAGCCAAGAGGAGATAAAAGTAGATGAATCCATCAAAGACGATATTAGCCGGACAAGATTATGAACTCGTAACTGCTGAAGTTGTTGATGTAGATTTTAGTGGAAAGGATAAAGAAAAATTATACACTATTATCTGTAAACTAGTTGGTCCTTATGGTTCACAAGCAGCTAACGATAAAATCCAAGCAAGGGCATTAGATGTAAATCTAAAAAATATACCAGTTGCCGGTGAAGTTGTTGTACTTATGAAGGCACCTACTGCATATAATAGTGCTGGAAGAGTATCACAAGAATATTACTACACAAATCCTGTATCGGTACAAAGTTCTGTTCATCACAATGGATTACCAGGTATAACGGAATACCTAAAAGACACCAGCACTAAAGATAAAAATTCAAGAGAAAATGCCCAAGATGGTATATCCAACAAGGTAAAAAGCAGACTTCAAGTATCTACTACTATCGACCCTGCCTTTCCAGAACGTCTCGATGTCTATCCCATTCAACCTTATTCGGGTGATATTATTCTCGAAGGCAGATGGGGACAATCAATTCGTTTTGGTTCAACCGTAAATGAGAAAAGAAACTATCCTACAAAACCTATTTGGAAGAAAGGATTGGGTGACACAGGCAATCCAATTCTTATTATTTCTAATGGAACAAATCCAAAGAAAAAACCATTCAACGAATTTATTCTTGAGAATCCAGATGAAGATGATGCCTCTATATGGTTGGCATCTGGACAAGAAGTAAAATTCACACCAGCATCAACTTACACTCCTTCTATAAAAGATAAGAGTGTAGATTTATTTAACAAAAATAAATTTGCTGGCAATCAAGTTATTATAGCATCAGATAGGATTATATTTAACGCTCGTAAACAAGAATTGATTGCTTTTTCAAAAGAAGGTATAGGACTTTCTTCTGAAAAGGCAATTTCACTTGATGCAAAACAAGTAGTTGAAGTTGAAAGTAATAAAATTAGTTTGGGTATAAATGCTGTTTCGCCTGTATTGTTAGGAGACAGGACTTTAGAGTGGTTGGGTAATCTTTGTGATACAATAGATAAATTAATAGAACACATAACAAAAGAAACACACCCAACTGGTGTTGGACCATCGGGTGTGCCTATAAATGCATCTGATTTTTTTATGGTTAAATCTGATTTAAAAGGATTAAGACAGAAATTACGTGAACTACCTAGTAATCTTGTTTTCCTAAATGAAAATCCAGGAGGAGCTTCTCAACGAGATAAAGATGCGGCAACAGAAAGAAAGCAAGGAAATAATACTCAATATACAGAAGGTACGAATAATCAAGCTGGAGATGCGAAACCTAACCCTAATCCTACTTTCGTTCCACAAACTCCTGAAGTTAATGTGAGTTAATAGTATGCCATTATTAATTGCAAATATAGAAACCGAAAATCCGGATGTAACTGAGGAAGAAAAAGTAAAACTTTTGGATTTTGTATATGAAGAAGATAAAGATGAATCTTTAATTGTTGATGATATACGAACCGATGATTTTGGTGATGTTCTCGATAATATAAAAAAAATAGAAGACGAAAAAAAGAAAAGAGAACAAGATGGAACAACTAAATCAGAACCTCCACAGACACAGACTACATCATCTGCACAACCAGAGGCGGAATTAAAAAAAGAGGATGCTAAAGAAAAATCCTTAAATAGTCCAGAATCTGCACCAGCAACAGTTGATAATAGTGGAGCTCAAACACAAGAAGTTGTAAAGGATTTAAAAATAAATTCATCACCCGTTGGAACTGGTGTACGTGTCACTTCTTATATTGAACAAGGTAAAGTAAACGATAATTCGTATTGGGCATATCGTGCGGTAGTTGGACCAACTACAAAGGACGGAAAAAAAGAAAACGAAAAAAATACTGCAATACAATCTATAAAAGGATTTGTTAAATATAAATTTGGAGCAGATTGGAATACTTTAACAAAAGGAATATCTATAAAATCAGTTTGGGATGTAATAATTGCTATGAATGTTCCACAAGTAGGTATTTTTAATGATAAAGTACCTTATGTTGCAGAAGAAAATACAGAACAGCATATGATGATACTTAATAATAGTATGGTATATGATCGTGGTACTGGAACTTCTATTGGAATTTTTCAACAAAATCCTTCATGGGCAGATGAGCCGTATTGGTGTGGTGCTTGGACAGATTTTTTAACAAATCGTGCAGGATTATCTAGATCAGGAGGAAATACCGTTAATGTTGACGTTTACCATAGAAATCTAGCAGGAAAAGGCTTAGTTAATGCACCAGCAACAATAAAAAATAATAAAGACGGAAAAATAGCTTTTCAAAATTCTTGGTTGCCTAATAATCCAGAAAATTATAATTCAAACGGTGTTGGAGCGATATTTGTAAAAGGTTATCACTTCAAAGAAAAAGGAGAATTATTACCTGCGGGTCAAAAACTTTTAAATTTTTTATTGGGTTTAGATTGGGGTATGGCAACGGTATCAGTTGGTACCAGTACCCACGTAGAAACGTGTGTTTATCTCAGTAATAGTGGAAATATGATTACTATCGGTGGAAATACTAGTGGGGCTAATGATAGAAATGGAACTCAAATTGCTGTCAAAGCCCAAAGTATTTCAAAATTTTGTGGTAAAAACGATTATGTTGTATTTGGAAAAATTACAGGTGATGTAAATAGATCTACAAATAGACTAAATGCAAAATATAATATTACACCAACAATTAGTACATATCTTGACTCGGTGAATAAAAACAAAAAAAATATAAATACAAGTTTGTCAACAATACTCAAACAAATTACATAACGGAGTTATCATGGACACATCAAATTTTTTAAAACAAATTCGTTCTATTATTCGTGAGGAAATAGAATATGCACTTGACAAGAAACTTACCGAAAATCAAAAGAAAGATGACCGTAAGGTTTTATCACATGGTATGAATCTTGTAAAGGAAGCAAACAAAGTTACAAAGAAAACACCACCTCAATCAAAAACAGGCTTAACAAGTATTCAAGCTTTACTTGATGAAACTCGTCGTTCTATGGAACAAAGTTTAATTACTGAAGGTGATGACATGGAAATGCGATTTACAACTGATTCATTGAATGCCTTTTCAAATAATATGGGAGCAATGCCACGGGGTGTAGATCCAAATGTAGTAGCACCTGAAGTTGCACAGGCACTTACCCGTGACTATTCTGCATTGATGGCAAAAATAAATGAGAAAAAAGGGAGATAAAAATTGAGTGGAGCTTCATTTTTCAGAAGAAAGAACATTGTAGTACCAACTGAACAAAAAGTTGATACAAGATTTGCAAAACCAATTGGTGTAACTATACCATTTAATAATCCTAATGGTGTATTTTTTCAAAGTTACACCAATAGAAATCAGGTTTATTCTAACTTGAAAAACCTACTTCTAACTGCAAAGGGTGAGAGATATATGTTACCTGAGTTTGGAACACAACTCAGATTAATATTATTTGAAAATATCAGTAGCGAAGAAGAGTTTCAAACTAGTTTGAAAAATGAAATAACCGATGCAATAGGAACGTGGATGCCTTTTCTTTTAATAGAAGAATTGGATGTAAATATAAACATGGGTGAAGACGGTAGAGTGGACGATCCAAGTCATGCTGTTGGTATAACTTTGAAGGTATATGTTAGCGGAACAAACATATATTTGCCGATTCAGATATTTATATCAGACACAGGCAATTTGACCATCGAAGAGGCAGTTTACAATGGCTGATTTAGTAAAGAAAGATATTCGTTATTTATCGAGAGATTTTGCTTCTCTGAAGCAGAATCTTATAGATTTTGCAAAAAATTATTTTCCAAATACATACCAAGATTTTAATGAAACATCTCCTGGTATGATGTTTTTGGAAATGGCTGCATATGTGGGTGACGTTTTGTCATACTACACAGATGTAACTTTACAAGAATCCCTTGTATTACAAGCATCCGAAAGACAAAATATTTTAAATATTGCTCAATCTCTTGGATATAAACCAAAAAATAGTATTGCTTCTAATGTAAAATTAGATGTGTTTCAAATTGTTCCTTCTAAAACAGTTGGTAGTGAGATAGTCCCTGATTATTCATATACTTTTGCTATCGAACCAGGAATGGTAGTTGCTGCCGAAACAAATAATAACACAACTGAATTCAGAACTATCGATTATCTTGATTTTAAATTCAGTAGTTCTTTCGATCCAACAGAAGTAACACCATATGAAATAGATGACATTACAGGTGAAGTAACATTTTGGCTATTAAGAAAACAAACAAACGCAATATCTGGTGTTATACAATCAAAACTCTTTTCTTTTAAAGATCCAAAACCATACGATAAAATAAGTCTTGAAAATGTTCCAAATTTAATTGAAATTTTGTATGGAATTGATTCCGATGGAAATAAATGGTATCATGTTCCTTATTTGGCACAAGATACTATCTTTGAACCAACTCCAAATATTTCAAGAAATGATAGACAACTTAGTAATCACAGAACAGAAACACCATATCTTTTAAAACTTCGTAAGATTTCAAGAAGATTTATTTCAAGACAGACGAGTGAAAATGTATTTGAAATACAATTTGGTGCCGGCGTTTCTGATTTAGATGATGAATTACTTATACCTAATCCAGATTTAGTAGGAAATTCTTTATCGGGTATAGAGTCTTCAACCTCAGCTGATATTGATCCTTCAAATTTCTTGTACACTAAAACATACGGATTAGCACCAAATAATACAGACATTACACTATACTATACAACTGGTGGTGGCGTACAAGATAATGTTCCAAGTGAAACCGTAACTAGAATTATATCGAGGTCTCTTTTAATCGATGAAACAGGATTAGATTCCGATTTATACACACAATGTATTAGTAGTTTAGCAGTAATAAATCCAGAACCAGCTACTGGTGGTAAAACACAAGAAGACATAAACGAAATACGTCAAAATGCACTTGCTTACTTTGCTTCACAGAATCGTGCTGTAACAAAAGAAGATTATATTATACGTGCTTATAGTATGCCGCAAAAATATGGTTCTATTGCAAAAGCATATATCACTAAAGATACTCAATTAACAAATGATTCTGTATTCAATAGTGACAGAATACAGAATGATCTTGCTTTAAATTTCTATGTTTTGGGATATGATGGAAATAATAAACTCACAACTATAAATGACGCAACAAAAGAAAATTTAAAAACATACTTAAACTATCACAGAATATTGACAGATGCAATCAACATAAAAGATGCTTATATTATCAATATTGGATTGGAGTTTGATATTATAACATTACCTGACCAAAATGGTAATCAAGTTATTTTGAGGTGTATAGATAAACTAAAACAATACTTTGATATAAAGAAATGGCAAATAAACCAACCAATTGTTATTAGTAATATTTTCACCGAATTAGATAAAGTTGAAGGAGTACAAACAGTAGTTGATGTTAAAATAACTAATTTATATGATACAACATTAGGGTATTCAAAACACGCATACGATATTCAAAATGCAACAAAAGATGGAATTATATTTCCATCTCTTGACCCGTCAATTTTTGAAATAAAATATCCTGATAATGACATCATCGGTAGAGTGAGGGCATTTGGATGATACATACGATTTATTCAAAATTCGATTCAACGATATATGAAAGAACTGAATCTCTTAACACAGGGACAGATCAGGTTCTTGAAATTTCTCATCAAACAGTTGGGTCTTCCTCTCGTTATAACAGTAGAGTTGTAATGAAGTTTGATGTTTCTGACATCGAAAGTAAAGTAAATTCTGGAAAAATATCTTCAAATGCAAAGTATTATTTGGAATTAAGAACGGCAGAAGTAAGAGAAATACCGCAGGAATATAAAGTTTATGCTTATCCTTTAAGTTCTTCTTGGACAAATGGAACTGGAAAATACTACAATAAACCGATAACAACCGATGGCGTTTCTTGGAAATATAGATTCTCAAAAACAAACGGAACAGAATGGGACATACCACCTTTAACATCAAGTTATGAATGGGATATGATTTCTCAAACATGGGTTGATGCGAATTTAATATTTGGATCTATATCAGCTAATGTAACATCTTCTTATTTCACAACAGAAGGTGGTGGAACATGGTGGGATTTTGATAATGTAGAATGTACACAATCATTCTCATTCCAAACTTCCGACGTTTACATGGACGTAACCCAAATCGTAAAAAAATGGATAACTGGATCAGGTAGATTTGAAAACGATGGACTAATCTTAAAATTCAGTAATGATATTGAAGCTTCATACGATAATCTTAGAAGTCTAAAATTCTTCAGTACAGATAGTAATACAATATATGTTCCAAGACTTCATGTAGTTTGGGATGATTCAACATTTTCAACTGGAAGTTTATCACCAGTAAATCCTGATGATCTTCTTATAAATGTAAAACTAAAGAAGTATTATTCGGAAAGCGAAAAAGCAAAGATAAGAATCTATGCAAATCAAAGATTCCCACAAAAACAATACACTACTCAATCGTATTACACTAAAAATTATTATTTACCATCATCGTCTTATTATGAGGTAAGAGATGCTCATACCGATGAGGTAATACTCCCATTCAATTATACCGGCTCAAAAATAAGTTGTGACGGTACAAGTAGTTATTTCAATTTATGGATGGATTCATTCCAACCTGAAAGATTTTATCGTATAGTGGTAAAAACAGAAACTGACGGAGGAAATAACGTTCAAGTCTTCGATAACAACTATTATTTTAAGGTTACAAGATGATTACTCTTGAAGAGTTTTTATATCTGGAAAATGTTGATGAAATGCAATCCATGACATTGCTTAAAAATTACAATGGTTTGCATTTTGAATCTCCAAGTGATTTTAGAAACTTCTTTAAACAAGAGGGAATTCAGTTACGTCAACAAAAAATTGATACGAAAACAGAAAAAACTTTGTTACTCGAAAGATTTAAATCATTTCGTGGATCAGTAGATTATTCAAATGCAAGAAAATATATCGAAGAACAATTACGGTTGAATAAAAAACTTAGAGATGTGAGAACAACTGGTGGTACAATTGAAAGTATTACCAGCATACTAAACAACATAGAACAAGAACCAGCAGATCCATTTTTCAATTTTGTAATACGAAAAATATTAACAGGTAGTGAGAACGGAACATTGCCATCGGAAGAATTAAGAACTATACTTGATAAGTTAATAAAAGAAAGTTCTAAAGAATATTATGACGAAACTTCCGATTTAGAAAGAGACACAGATGATAGAATTAAATCATTTAAAAATATCTTTAAAAATAAAGGTAGAATACGAGTACCAATATTAGATGAGAGATTTTTCAAAGAAGACTTCAGATACATAGTTAAAACTGAATTTTCATCGTTACCGGACGCAGTATCTGCAGAAGAAAATGTTTTAAGAAAGGCATCGGAAGCTGCGGCAACAGATATAGCTGCTGGTAACGATAACGCTACAAAGAAATTTTTAAGTGATTTAAGTAATCTAATAAATGAAGATGGAAATTCTGTTGTTGCTTTAAAAGCAAAAATTGCATCACTCGAAGATATGTTGGTTGTTAAGAATGACATTATACAAGACCAGATAGATGCCGAGGTTAGAATAGATGAATCATTGACTGCACTTGCATTGGAAAGTGCGAATAAATCTAATACGATACAAACATTAGAGGAAACAAATAAAAACCTTCAAGAACAAATTGACACAAAACTCAATGACATTGAGAAGAATATACAATCACAGGTATCATCGATTTCAAGTGCAATTGATAATTTGTCAAATAATGTTATTTCACAATCTAATGCAGCAAACGCCGCTCAGGATTCTGAAATAAAGGATCTTAGAAATAAATTAGTTGAATTGGATCAATTAAAAACTCAATTAGAAGTAATAAAGAACAAAAAGAGTTTCCCTCTATTCCCATAAGGTACTAAATAATAATGGCAAACTTTGAGTATAAAAATATAGAAGAAATTTTGTCAACGAATAAATCTATTCGTGGAACTCGTATTGATCTAAAACAAGAAAAGAAAATTGTTGTTCCTAAATTTGAATTATCACCACAAACAGGCGAACTTGTTAATAGTGTAGAATTTCATGCCTTTTTACCGAATACTTCATATATTGGTTCTATTTACGATGTAAATACTTGGACGTTAGAGGAAATTAAAAATAATAAAAAGATTCTTTCATTAGATATACATCGTGATGCCGGTAAAAATGGTCTATCATTGACACCCGGACCATACAGAATAGTTTATAATTTTCTTTCTAATTTAGTAGGTAATGTAAATAATCAACGTTTATTTGTAGATAGTATATCTGCTGATAGAAAAGAATTAAAACTAAAATTACAAACACCGACGGATAATATTGGGAAAAAACAAATAAGTGAATTTGTTTTATCTTATTTAAGTCCTTCGAAGTATCTACTGCCAGTAGTTATAAACTTTGGTGAAAATAAAATAGTAGATGTTATAAATGTAACATCTGATGGTGACCCAACGTATCTATATGTGAGATTATACGATCAATTACCAGCCGATATTGATCAATTATTTACTTGTTGGATTTCTTCCCAAATAATGAAACCCTGGATTGATACAGTGGTAATTATTCCAGAAGAAATAAAAAGAGATACCGAATACATTAGTGGTCCAAACTTTGAAGTAGATTATGATTATTGGATAACTTCCGAGACTGATTACAAATCTTGGAATGATATTCTATCTGCAAACGTCCAAACATCACAAGAAATACTTAACAGATATATTTCAGGTAGTAACTCTCCTGTAAAACTAAATGTTGATTTTAGAGAGTTTTCAAACTTTGTATTTTATTCATCCGCTCAAGAAAGATTAGAAAACTTTTTCTATAAAACAGGTTTAGTTGAATATTATAACAATCAACTTTCATTATTAAACACTTACACTGGATCTGTTTCTGCAAACAAGATAAAAATTCAAGGTTTAAAGGATAAAGTTGTATCTGGATTTGATGATTTTGAAAAATGGTTGTATTATGAAACGACTTCGAGTAATTATTACACAAGTCAAGTATCTTCTTCTATCACACCATATCCAAAATATGAAGTAAATGTAACAGCAAGTGATTATCATATTGCAACAAAAGAAGGAAAATTCAAATTATACAGCACGGGTTCTTCCGAAGCTCAAGATTGGTATGATAATTTAATTGTAAGCGCAAGTAATTATGATCTTTCAAATTACAATTCACTTGATAAAGCAATACCAGAATACTTGCGGGACGATAATGAGAATCAACAGTTTGTAACATTTGTAAACATGGTTGGTCAACATTTTGACATCATGTATCTTTATACAGACCACATTCTCAAAAAGAACTTGAGAGAAGAACATCCTAAAGATGGTTTATCACAAGACCTCATTTATGAAGCAACGAGAAATCTTGGGTGGACATTATCTCATGGAACACAAGCAAAAGACCTTTGGGAATATGCTCTTGGTGTGAGTGGTAGTGGTGAACCTGTTTGGACTGGTAAGACCACAACAAACAAATACCTTGCTAAATCTGAAGAAGAAAGAACAAAGGAAGTATGGAGACGCATCTACAATAATCTTCCTTACATCTACAAAACAAAAGGAACGGCTCGTAGTATAAAGGCACTTCTTGCTGCCTATGGTATTCCACAAACATTACTTAGTATTCGAGAATTTGGTGGACCAGATAATGCTGATTTAGGTGTAATACCGAGAGCCGAGTGGGAAAAACACACATACTACTTGAATTTCTCCGGTAGTTATCCACTACCAACACGTCAACATCATGTTAGAGTGCCATGGGAGAGAGTAAATAATGCACAAAGTATTTGGAGATACCCAGAGTCAATCACATTCCGTTGGAAAATGGAACCCAATGATTTGTACTCCTATACATTAGATCCTCACCAAACTCTTTTACAGAAGAATTCAGGTTCTCGTGTTGACTGGTTTGTTACGGTAAACAAAAATGGAACCGATGTAGAAAAAGGAACTATTACATTCTACATTGGTGATGGTACAACATATAAGTCTGCTTCATTTTATGATGAGTATTTATACGATGATGTACCGTTAAATATTATGATTCGTAGGAGTGGTTCATATGATACTACTGGTTCGAATCAACAATATGATTTCTTCTTAAAGACTGCAAAGTATGGAAAAATAGCAGTAGAACGTTCCGCTAGTATATTCATAACTGGAAGTATAAGTGGAAGTTATAACCGTGCTTGGTCATCGGATGGACAATTATTTATTGGTTCTGGTTCAAATTCACAAACAAACAAGATACTTTCTGGTTCAATATTTGAATTAAGATATTGGTCTTCTAAGTTAAGTGAAACAGCTTTTAATAATCATGTTTTGGCTGCAAGATCTTACAATGGAAATACAGATACATCTTCTTTTTATGATTTACAAGCACAATGGAAATTCTGGCAACCTTTTGATGTTGCAGTAACAACAAGTTTGTCAAGTAGTCATCCAGACCAAACTAAATCTACATTTGAAACATCTCCAAAATTAGCATACTTCAACTCGTTTGACTCAGGAGCATTCGAATCAATAGTTGAAACATACAACATGGAAGTTGCCACCGTCGGTAACAATACTCCATTTTCTGAGAAAGTACGGGTAGATTCTGGTTCTCTAATTGGAGGACTTGATATGAATCGTTCCGTTGAAATTTCTGCTTTCGATAAGTTCTCTATTGATAGTAATAAGTTGATGGTTGCCTTCTCACCTCAAAATGTAATAAACGAAGACATTTACGAGGCAATAGGAAACGCAGAAATAGATGATTATTTCGGTGAGTATTCAAATATAAATTCAGATGAATACCCACGCTTGAAGTGGTTTGCTAGAGAATACTGGCAAAAATATCCGAATAAGAATGACTTCACGGCCTACATAAGATTGATTTCTGCTTTTGATTTTAGTGTGTTTGATCAAATACGTCAAACATTACCTGCAAGAGTAAACGAAATATTGGGTGTGGTTGTAGAACCAAACGTACTCGAACGTTCAAAAGTTCGTGTAATGAAAAACTTTTCAGCTGATTCACCTGAGAAAACAGTACAAGATACAAATGAATTATCTTCATCTGCAACACCAATCGTTAGTGTTAATTCTTATGTTTCTGTTTTGAAATTTGGTTTTGATGATGAAGGTAGTTCGGTAGAAAATATAGAAGGTGAATACAACATTGTAAACGAAGTAGTTGCTGATAGAATTGAAGAATATGCTAGTGATGTTGATATGCCACCATCACCTAAGATGAAGAACAATCAATACACAACACAAATAAGTTCTTCGAGAGGTGGATTCAGACCAACACCTATATCTGAATATAAACGATATGCTTCTTCTATAAAGGCAACTTCAAGTTCTATAAATCTCGATTATGAACCAATAGTAACAACACTTTATAGTGATTTGAAATCAAATATAAATGGTGAGTATAACAATTTGTTTGATTATGCTAATTTAGACACAAATTTTGATATAAATTACGCTCGTACATTTGTTTCTAAAAGTTCTACTTTGATAGATTATGGATATGGTGCTGGGTGGGTAACACAATCGAATGATTCACTTTTTGCTACAGCTTATTTTGAACAGATTCAATCTTATCCACAGGATAATTATTATAGTGCCTTTAGTTTCACCTACTCTAATGACTTGGATTATGCAAATGGAGACTACTCTGCATATTCATTAGTAACCTCAAGTTACTTAAATCCAACAAATTTATCAAAGTCTATCCGCAATCATAGATTTGAAGGTTCAAAAGTAACTGGACCTGATATAGGAGTAGATACTACAAACACACCAGACGGAAAAGCGGTGGTCGAGTTGTATATTGTTGACCCAAATGAAATAACAACAGACCAAAGATTTTCTTCTGCTTCAGAATAGAAATTTTGAAAACATATATTTATAATAGTAAACAATAACAATTTTCATTAGGAGTATCACATGGGTTATTTAGATAACACCTCAATTACAGTAGATGCCATTCTTACAAAAAAAGGAAGAGAGCTTCTTGCTCAAGGTAGAAATGCATTCAAAATCACACAATTTGCTTTAGCAGATGACGAAGTAGATTATGATTTGTGGAATCCAGCCCATCCACTTGGAAAAAATTATTACGGCGTTGCAATCGAAAGTATGCCAGTAACTGAGGCAGTACCAGATGAAACACAAGTAATGAAATATAAACTTATTACACTTCCAAAGGGTGAACTTTATTTGCCATTAGTAACTGCGAATCCTACATCTATAACATTAGGTCAAGGAGCAAATGCTACAGCAACTATAACAATAGCAACAAGTCTAAGTGATGGTCAGGTAACAACCCCAAGAAATGAATTAAATCCAACATATACCGCTACAATTTTGGATTCAACATTCGTAACCTTCCAGGGAGCGCAACCAACCGGCACAGGATTCAATCAAATAGCAAATTCTGTTAGTGCACAGTTTACAGGAAATGGAACAACGGGTGCAACTATAACATTACAGTACAAACCAAATACTACTGGACAAACAAAGACAACCAAATTGATTATAAGTGGTAATAACACAGGCGGTAGAGTTGTTATTCCTATTACAATTAGTTCTGCTGTTTAAGTTATTGATAAATAAGGTAATTAATAAAAGGGATAAACATGGCTATCAATAAAGCAAATGTGTATAAAAGTATAGAACGAGCAAAAGATTTAACCGAAAAAATAATTTTTACTCGCGGCCTTTGGGCTGACGGAACAGGTGAATTGCTTACTTTTTACACAAGTTCAACACAAAATACTGCATCTAAACAATATTACTATCAAGTTTGGTCTTCGGCTTCTTCTGCTTGTGATGACCAATCTGTATTTTCTGTTGCTTATGCACACATAAGTGGTTCTGGTTCGTTAAATTCTGGTGGGGAAACAAGTGATACTCCTACACGAGCAATTTATTCGCAGTACAGACTACTTTGTTTGGATCCAAATGAAACAACTTTCAAACACAAAGATTCAACTTCAACAGAAATAGATGATTTTTATGTTATCAATTTTGATAGAGTTAAAGTTGGAGACAAATTAGATCCAGGTAATTTTGAAATTTCGATAGCCGAATTAAATGGAAAAGCATATGGAAATAGTGTTTACACAGGAAGTAATGTTGCTATATCATCTTCAAATAAAATAATTACTCTTATAGATGATAGTGGTGATGCAACCGATACACTTGGTTACGGTGGTGTTCCATCAAATGTTAGAGCACTTGTAAGTGGTACAATCGAAGGTGGAATTTATAACCCAACGAATCCACATTATTATGGATTGGTTTATCCTGATTTGGGTACTATCATTGTAGACGCCGCTTCATTGAATGCTTCTGCAAGTTTCAATACTGTAACCGGAAGTAATATTGCCGGTGATAATGCAATGAAGTTATTTAAATCGATAAGTGGTTCTGCTTTAATAAACTCATCTGGATTTACCGCTCGTGCCGTAGATATTAAAGAACAAGATTTTTACTTTGTTCGGGTTTACAATGATGAATTCAATTATTCTAACAACCCAACATATGTAAGTTCATCTTCCAATCCGGCAGACCAAAACAAGTTGTTTGATACAACATTTAAATTTGAACCATTAACATACATAACATCAGTTGGTTTGTATAACGATTCAAATGAATTATTAGCGGTTGCAAAATTAAGTCAACCAATACAAAAATCTTTTAGTGGCGAATTATCAATTACTGTAAAATTAGAGTATTAATACTATGGCAGATTTAACACCAACATTTAAACCGTTTATAGATGGAAGTGATGTATCTCCGAATCAAAAGGAAATCGTTACAGCCCCTCTATGGTCAAAAAGTCAGGCTTCGTTGATTAGTGTATTTACAAGTTCTGCACAATCTGCAAACCAAAAACGTTATTACTACGAAGTTTACAATAGTCAATCGAATATACAAGGAGCTGAGGCACAGTTTAGTGTTGCTTATGGTGATTTGATTGGTAGTGGATCCTCAACAGGTTCAGCTGACCAAAATCTTTATGATTACCCAACAAAAGCAGTTTATACACAATACCGTCAATTACTTCTACCAGCAAACCAAACTTCATTTACATTTGAAAATGGTGAAAGTTCCGAACACATATACGTTGTTAATGTTAATCGTGCTAGATTCAAAGATAAAGTTGACACAAAGACTTGGCAACTTTCTATCGGTAAATTAGATGCGGCAGGTTCTGCTTCTATTTCTACTGGAGCTGATATAATAACACTTATCGATGATTCAACTGCATCAACAACTGAGTTTGCTCAGCAAGGTGGTAGAGTTTATAACATCCGTAGTGGTTCGATAGCAAATGGAATTTACACAGCAGATACAACGCCGTGGGGTCTTTTTTATCCCGATAACGGTATAATTTTATTGAATGGAAAGGCATTAGATGCTAGTGCTTCGTTTAATACAAAACGTACACCAGCAACTGCTAGTGGTGAAACAAACGCACTTCGTATGTTTACATCCATTAGTGGTGCTATATCATATAATACATCTTCAAATGCTTTTCAAGGTAGAACGAGTGAGGCAATTTCTTCAACATATTACTTTGTAAGATTGTTTAATGGTGAATACAATTATTCAAACAATCCAAGTTTCTATTCGGGAAGTTCTGCAAAGTTAAAATATGATTCGATGAAATTAAATCCACAGACATATGTTACGTCTGTTGGATTATACGATGATGACCAACAATTATTGGCAGTTGCTAAATTAAGCAAACCAGTACGCAAGTCTTTTGATAGAGAATTGGTAATTAAGGTTAAATTAGATTATTAAGATAGAAAATTATGGCAACTAATCCGGACTTAAATATTTTAGATACCATCGATAATCAGACTTTACTCCAGCTCCAACAAGCACAACAGTTGGCTGCAAGTAATAACAATACAGTTTTAGCTGCCCAACTCGGTAACGCTATCCAAACTTTGTTATTAACATCTGGAACAGGCGGTGGTTCTCTTACACCAGGAACAGGTAATCAAGGTGGTAAAGGACCGGGGGGTGGAACTGGTGGAGGTATTCCCGTCGGTGGTGGTACTCCGGCAATAGGAACAAATCCTACATTGCCTGGAACTCCAACAATAGGACCTGTTACAGGTGGTGGTATAACACCCGTAGTAGGAACAAATCCTACATTACCTGGAACTCCAACAATAGGACCCGTTACAGGCGGTGGAACAATAGTAGGTGGTGGTGGAACAAATGTTGGAGTAGGTGGTCCAGTCGGTCCAACACCTATACCAGAGTTGTCCCCATGTACGAATCCAACCTATCGTATTGGTACTATAAAAGAAGTAAAGGCAAATATATCTCAAACAATAGTACCTCCTTATTCTGATTTTGCTCCTATTGCTTTAAATGCAAAACAATGTATTTTGGTTGCTGAAGTATTCAAATGTTGTCCTACGGGAGAAACATTTGTAGGATGGATTCAGATAGCCGAAGCAATGGTATCTAAGTATTATGAAAATTGTCCAGGTGGTGGTAAGAAGGCAGTAATTAAACAATATTATGATTTAGATAATATTACTCTTGGTTCATTTATTGTTAAGAGTTCTGATTCTTTTGTTGATAAAACCGGCACATTAAACACGTTCCCAATAAATGATCCACGTTTGGCATCATCAACCGAAACATTAAAAGTTTATGATGGAAAGTGGTCAGATAATTGTGGTAATACCGGAGTAATTTCTCCTAATGCAAATCAACTTAGTGGAAATACGCCAAGATTAGTTTATACAACTTTCACGGAATACTTTAATAATAAGTACCCGACTGGTATTACAATTGGAAATGAATCAAGACAAATACAAACAGGTATAAAAATACTTGATAGTATCAACTTTGTAACATCAGGTGGCGTGGCCACAATATCAAGAGCGGTCAAAGCAAGTTGTGAATCCGAAGGTGATTGTGTTACTACCGGAGGTGGTGGTGGAACAACTCCTTGTGTAGATACATGGAATATTGGAACAACATTTGATGATAGTTTATTTAATGGAGTAACAATACCAACTGGATATACACTTGATTCTGAAACAGGATTCCAACAAGTTGGTAATCCTGAAACTATAACATTTGGATTAGAAACCATTCCAAGTAATCCATGTTACAAAGGAATTCGTCAAGTAGTAAGAACAACATTTACAAATGTAAAAACATACGTTTACAGATGTGATAAAAATAATATCTTTACAAAGATAGTAACCGTAACACGTATTTCGGACTCAGCACCAATTTATTCAAATCCTGTATTTGATGAAAGTAAGAGAAACTTACAACAATGTAAGTGTGAAGAAATTTATGTTGATGCTGGTGTTATTTTAGATCCAAAAGACCCGTGTGGTTGCAAACAATATAATATTGTTAAGGTAAGAGTAAAATGTCCTGGTTCATCGGAGTTTACAGATTCTACCGAAATTTATACAGATGGAATACCTCCTGGACTTAATATACCAATCGGTCATAAATTAGATCCATATATTCCTTTCTCATTACGCGGTGATTGTCAAGATGAATCTATAAAAGTTTATCATCCACTTATACTTGGAAAAGATATTGTGGACGGAAAAGTAACTTCAAATACTCGTGGTTTATTTAATTTATCACAGTCTATAAATTGTTACTTAACAAGTTCATTACAATCAACTGCTTCTAAAGAATACTACTACGAAGTAACCGATTGTGATTGTTACTCAACACCTTATTTTGCTGTTGCTTACGGTAATATGAAGGGTTCTGGTTCTTTGTGGTCATCTGGAGAAACAAATGACACATCAACAAGGGCAATATATTCACAATATAGATTACTTGCACTTGAAGAACCAGAAAGAACATTTAAGTTTTATAACTCAGGAGTAGAATCGGAATCGGAAGACGTTTATGTTATAAACTTCTACCGTAATGCTTTGAGTGATAGAATAGATCCAGGTAACTTTGAAATCGCATTGAGACCTTTGAATGGAGCATCTTATGCAAACAATGTCCATACGGGTAGTAATGTACAACCATCTGGCTCTGTTGTTTATACATTCATAGATAATTCAGGTGATAAATCAGAAGATTATTCTTGTACAAACGACCCTTACTTGTCATATGATATTGTTAGTGGAAGTTTAGATTATGGTATTCATTCGAGTGGAACAGGTACAAACTTAACAACTTATGGTAAGTTCTATCCTAATCTTGGTGTTATGGTATTTGACCCAACAAAGTTAAATACTTTACTTAAATTCAACACCGTAACAGGAAGTAATATTGCGGGTGATAATGCTTATAAACTCTATACTTCTATTAGTGGTTCGGGTGTTCTTGGTTCACATATTAAAGCAAGAAATGTAAAATATAAAACAACAAATCATTACTTTGTGAGAGTTTCTCCACCAAATGCAAATTATAGTAATAATCCAACATTTGTAAGTTCATCTTCAAATCCGGTGGAACAAGGAAAACTTCTTAATTCTTGTTTCCAAAAAGAACCCGTCACATATGTTACTTCGGTTGGACTTTATAACGATAAACGAGAATTACTCGCAATCGCAAAATTAAGTAAACCAATCAAGAAAACATCCGATGACGATTTATTAATAAAAATAAGATTGAATTGGTAATATGGCAGCCGAATATGATGTTAGAGAAATCGGGTATATTGGTTCAATTTGGCTTGGTGAAACTACTCCACCAAAAATAGTTGGTAGAACTATACAAGTTGTAAACATACCAAATACTATTGAACAGGGTGGATGGGATCCAGA